AGTTTTAAAAGCATCAACAGAAACTCTAGAGAACTCTGGCTTGCTTCCTAAAGTTGGAGTTAATTATCTTCCAGAACAGGCAACTATGGGTGAGGTTAAAGATATAGCTAAACAAGCCTCATATATATCTGATGCTAAAGAAGTTATAACCGCTAAAGAAAAGATTTTTGAATTATCTAAAAATGTAATTCAAGACATAAATAACAAAATAGCCCCTATAATTGGAAAAACAAAAAAAGGTAAAGAGATTCTATCAGCAGCAAACTCAATAGAAGATGCTCAAGCAGAAATGTTAGGATCTTTTAGGGATGATTTCTTATCTATTAATAAAGATGTTAAACTTCCTACTGATAAAATTCAAAAAGCACTAATAGAAATACCAGAACAATTAGGTTATGTGCCAGGAACTAAGGATGTCCCAGAGAATGAAGCTAGTTATATTTTTAAAAAGCAATTTGAAAAAATAACAAATATGCTACAGTCACGAGTTGATCCATCAACTGGTGTTGCATGGGAGGGTTCTGAGAAACAATTAACTGGAAAAGAATTAGCAGATTTTTATAAAAGCATAAGCTCTGTTGCTAAAGATTTATGGGAAAAGGGCAGCAACCTTACTCCATCTGAAAAGGCTACTATAAATTTATGGGGAGCAGTTAGAGATGATTATTCTTATAACATAAAGAATACAATGAGAGATAAACAACTTAGTTCAATAATTCCAGGAATTAAAGCTAAAACATATGGTGAAGCTCTTGATGGTTTTGCAAATATCAAAAACTCATCTTTAGATTTAAAATCTTTATTGCTTGATCCAAAAAGTGGAGAGGCAACAATAACCGCTGAGGCATTAGCTGATGGGATATATTCTAAAGGAAAAGCTACTCTTAAAAATATTCAAGCTTTTGAAAATCTCTTTAGGGATGCACCAGAGATGGTAACTCAAGTTAGGCGTATTAAATTAGATAATCTTTTACAAAAATCTTATGATTCTGTAAGTGAAACCTATAATGGTGTTAAGTATATAAATAGCATTCTTGAGCTACCAGCAGATGTTGCAGAACACTTAGCTGGAGGAAAAGAGGGTTTGAATATGCTTAAAGCAGCCAGGGTTTATGCCAATAGGGTTCAAAACTATACAGTAAAAGATATATCTGAAAATCCCGAAGCCAAAAAGGGAGTTCTTAATCTACTGTCTTACAGTGGAAGGCTTATACATAAAGGAGCTGATGCTGCTATAAATTTTATAGCTAACTCTGGCAAAGATCAGTCTGTAGCTAAATATCTTAGTGCTGAGGGTAGAGACGAGATTCTTGCAATGACTCCGAAGCCAATGAGACAACGAATGCAAAATCACATAGATAGCATTATTGGGTCAGCAACAAGATTTAGAACATTCCAATATAATATGGTTTTAAGAAACCAAGCTGTTAAGTCTACTCAAAATAATGAGAGAAAAAAGTGAAATTTATAGACGAATACACCAAAGATGATTTAGCTAAAAGCTCAACAATCCTACAGTGTATTCTTGCTATATTAGATTACGAATGTAACAAATATCACTTTCAGCCAGAAGTCATTGGAGTTCAAGATAACATAGCTTATGTAAATCTAGATCCAATGACTGATATCGAGATCATGCAAGCTTGTATTGAGGTAAATAGACAATTCCAGCGAATTGATAAGAAACCAACTTGCTATCAACAGGAACATGGCAAGACCTTCGTGTTTTGTGAGGCCCTGCCATTATCTGATTATAATAGATTAACTTAATGTTGACAGCCGAATGGCTCTTTCATGGCTTGCTTCTCAGCCACATAATTTAGGAATCCAGCTAAAAAAGCAATCTTCTCATTTGATGTCTTTTTATCTTTTAGAACTTTCTTACCCCTTCTATCTATTTCTCTCCAATCTTCTGTGGTTAGTAAGCCAATATCGAGTGCTTCGTTGTGATCTAATTCAATGGTGAAATATCCTTTTTCAATCATGCTGCTGCCCTCCATGCTGTTGCTCTAATTAGATTTGTTTTTAATGTTTTTAACTATCTTATTAACTGTTTCTATATTTGATTTGCTTAATTTCTTTGTTTTGTATTTGTCATAAATATTATTAAGGGTTTGATCCATTAACTTATATTTCTTAGCTAGCATGAATGCTCTCTCGGCTTCAGTCATTATCTTGTTTTTAAGACTGACTGTTGATGGATCTATCTTTACTACTTCTTTAAAGTTTTGCTTCTTCATTATTCCTCCCTAGTGGTGTTGAATCTATCACATCACAAACGACTCCATTCGGTCCCATGTGTAACTTAATCTTACCCATGCTCTGTAGGGTTCTAAGATGTTCGTCTAACTGTGGGGTTGTGGCGTGCTTATAACAGGCTGCCAGTATTGAACTCCTATTCCATTTGCTTTTCCTCCTTATGAAATTCCAAACTATAGTGAAAGATGCTAATTGCTTGTTCTCTCCCTGATTTGCAAATGCTGAATACATATCATCTTCTATTGATTTCAAGAGATCATTAGCGGCAAGTAAGTGATCTGGACTTAGGATTAATTCATCAGACTGATCAGCAGCCAATATCTGAGATAGCTTAAGAAGGTGCCACATCTTTCTAGAATAATAAGCTTTCATCTCTCCACCAAGATCTATCTTCTGATTGGTATCTGCTTTTATAGAATTATATGTATCCTTCCATCCTATTCTAGTCTTGTAGCATCCCTGTAATTTATTAATATGACTCAAATCTTCAATTAATAACTTCTTAATTTCATCAGGCTTACTGGTTAATTCATGCTCATCTAACCATCCAGAATCATCAACCCTTTCTTTTTGATTTATAAACAGAACCCTCGATGCAAATCCTCCCTCAATTCCAGTTCTACCTATACAATCATTCAGCCATGTTGGAGTTGAGCAAGCTAACAAGTTAAGGCATGGATTGAATATCTCAATCTTTCCACCAGACAGAGTTTGTTTATCCCAAGCATTTTGCTCAGACCAAATATTGGTTCGTCCACAATCGTACAAATCAGTAAGAAGCTCTTGTACTCCCTCTAGCCCTGCTTTTCCTCCAATAGTAACCTTAGCTTCACTTGAGAAAGAGAACAGGCTTGAGTTCCTATATCTAATTCCACCGAACTCAAATATCTTAGAGTCTCCAGCTTCAGATAATTGCTCAACTAGAGATGCCCCAGACATTTGAGTGGACATCTTACTAATACCCTTAACTCCATTTATTATTTCCATTATTGGCCTAGTACTGGTGCTCTTCTTAGCTATTCCTGAGTCAGCTATTAGCATGATGTACATGTTTGGATATATAACTTGTATTCCGTTATAGTGAACCCATGTTTTTCTTTCTAGTGCAGCAGCTACTCCAGAGATTGCAGACCACAATAAGAATTTCTCTGGAGCACCAACATTCTTGGAATATTCTAGGAATGTTTGAATGAATGATGAAAAATTACGTTTTTGGGACATGAAATTTCCCTCCAGAGAACTTATGTTCTGGTTTTACAAACTGCATAAACTTTATTTTAGCAATAGTAGATTGGCTCATTATATTGCAGGAATCTCGAATGGCTCGCGACAATAGCTTATCTCTTCTCTTGCTCATTGCTTCTAAACGGCGCTCGCGGTATTTTTTTCCTTTAAACCACAGATATAGAGACAAATACCATACATCACGTTTCTCTCTAAACCCTCCAATAAAAGCTTTGAAGTAATCATTAAGATTATACATTTTCTAAACTCCCCCATCTGCTTCCAATTTTAATTTCAGTATTATCAAAAACACCTTCTAAAAAGCCATAGCTATCATCAACTTGAAGTAATAATGAATTATGATTTCTTGTTACAAGTTCGTGATCTTTGTAAGCTAGGCATATCTTTGAGATCTGATCGCTACTATAAGTTTCTGGTCCCCAAGATAAAGCTCTTCTGACAAGTGAATCATTAACCCTGTCATAATAAGTGATTTGTCTAGTTTCACTTTGCAACATTCTCTTAGAATACATTTCTTTCCTGATCCTATCTATTCTTTTTCTACAACCCTCAAACTCTTCAAGAAACATCTGCATTAACCTCTTAGCTTCAGCATCAGTATAAAACACTCCAGTCTTAGCAAAACACTTCTCAACGAACATCTTTGGAGCATCAAATTCATTAGCACTTTTAATAACTTGCTCAGCTATCTTAATTTCATTTCTAGAGCAAATCCCTTCTGGTTTTCTGAATATCTTACTAGCCATAAATCTATTTACATCTTTGTATTCGCTTAACATTGTTTGTAGTTTGTAGTCTGGAGCATCCTTAGCTATAAATCTTAGCTCTGGCTGATTAAGTCTAATTTGAACGAATGTCATTCCCTCATCAGCTATTATGCAATTCTTAACAACTTGCGGAACACTTGTGGCATCAAAACCCCTATTGAATAGTGATTTCTTGCCAACCCATAACCCATTTTCATCACTAGCTAGGTCCATAGAGAATCTAATTCTCCCATCTGGATCTGCTTCAAAATTCAAATATTCATCAGTCTTCTTCTTTAACTCATTGATTTTAATAAGGTCTCTAATTAGCATCTCTTTTGGATGCTTGTTTTTAAGCTTCATCAAAGCAGATCTTGAAACAGTTTCTTTACCTTTTGATGTTGGAATCTTTATTCCGATTTCTTTAAGGGCTTCTCTGACTTGTTTGGGAGAATTAATATTAATTTTTCGTTGCAGTCGTTCCATACAGGCAGATTCAAATGATGTTGAAATGGCCTGAATGTCTCTCTCTGCATTCTCTTGCATTGTGCAGAGCCTATCGGGATCAAGACGTAATCCTCTTGTTTGCATTGAATGAGCGATTTGCACTTGGGGCATGATGAAGTTTCTAAATGTTCCAAGCATTCCTCTCGATTCAAGAGCTTTCTCCATGTTAATTTTAGCCATGAACTGACCAGTAGTGTCTTGTCCATTATAAATAAGATGATCCCTCCAATGAGATATATTAGCCCAATCGCCAAGACCGTCTTTCCAATATGGATAAGGTGTGTATAATCTCCCAACATTGTCTAATCCCCTTTCTAGAGTAGGATGAAGGTATTTCATCGCTAACATCGTATCAAAACTTATATTATTCATTTCTATCCCATAAACAGAAGCCCACCACATCTCAAAAAGAGCATTTTGCGCTATCTTGCCTATGTTTTCAGATTCCCAAATCTGCCTATATAAATCCCATAATTTATGAAACTCAGTTGGCTTCCACTTGTCGGGCCTAGATTCGATTGCAATGGCCTCTGTTGGGCTTATAGCGAAGCCACAGCAGTTTACTCCATGATAGTCAGTTTCGATGTCTGTAGACACCTCTTGGGCCTTTAAAACTATATCCTCTAAGTAACTGACTATCTCTGGGAAAGAAAGGTCAAGGCTTGTCTTTATATTTCTAACAGGAATGTTTAGGGATGAAGTTAACATTTCCTGTTTTAGTTTTTTAGCTCCCCATCGGATGTAAGCAATACTTGCGTAATCCTTCTGGATAGTTTCAGGGTGTAACAAACCCATGACCTTTCTATTCCCAAATTCAGCGTATGACGTTAATAAACTTAAATGATACTTATTTATATTATCCATTCCAGTCAGGAACTTTAGAGCCTTGCTTCCAAGTGGAACTAGAATGTTTGCTTTAGAATTTAATATTGTTTGTTTGCAATCTGGACCTAAGATTGTGATCGCATAATCAGAGTTTAATATACCAGCACTAGACATTGAGTTCTCTATTATATCTCTTCTCTCTCCCTCTAGTATCCTACCTGATGCTGTTTCCCTAGCTCTCATTATATCTGAGATAATGAGTATTTTTGAGTCAAGAGTACCTTCTAGCATTTTTAAATCCTCATGATGTAAATTATTTGTGAAATAAAAAGCCCCAGATTAAAACGAAATGGGGCTATAAATTAAAAGTTACTGTGGCACCGCGCGACAAGTGCTAAGCCATTTTAGTGGAATCGAACCACCTGAACCTTTCGGTGCGGCAAAACACCAATATCGAACCATCTTATTTCAGCTTGGAATCGAACCAAGCAGTCGTACCTTGTATGTTCCAGTGATTAGGTTGCAACGTCGCGCGGGGATCGACTCCCGCAATACAAAACACGACAAATCACAGCTTCCATACCTCACAGTAATAAAATTTAATATTATTGTATCTGTTCTACTTTAGCAACCTCTGGAAACTTAGCTGGCTCACCATTGTATGGCTTACCCTCTTTAAGAGTAACTTGTAATTCAGCACCATGAAGAAGAGCGAAATTGAAAGCACCCTCAAGCTCCTGACCTGTGCAAGCTTTAACGAAAGCTTTAGTGATTCCAGTACCTTTTCCAGATAGCATCGTATTATGATAAACCTTCCAGTTATTATACTTAGTTAATTCTCCCTCAGCTCCAAAGATTGTTAGAGTCCACTTGATATATGGAGTTGATGGAATGCTCTTAGATTCCTTCTTTTCCATTCCTGTAACTCTAGCCTTATAAACTCCAGGAGGCAAAACACCTTCCGCTAATTCAGTAGCCTCACTTAGATCAGGTGTTATTAACCACATATCTGCGTCGTTCATTTGATTGTTATTGTTCATCTTGTTTTCTCCCGTTGTGTAAATGGACTTAATTGTCCTATTTAGTTTTTACTTTCATTTTCTTCTGTAAATAATTCTCTCTTAACCTTTTCCATAAAATGATTCTTCATGTCTTCTGAAGACATATTGTCATAACCTTCAAATCTTAAAGCCATATCTCCACCACAAATATTAGTCTCAATGTGGTGGCCTAGATTTGCTAGGTTAGCATCTAAATCATGTATAAAATTATCATCAGATCCAATGTCGAACTTCTCTAAAGTTTTAGTTCTATAACAAATGTCATAAGCTAATAATATACACCTATCTTCATTGCTCAAACCTTTGGTGTGTATTGGGTATCGTAATTTTGGATATTGCATTATCTAACCTTCACAATCTCAGCATAATTAGCCATAATCTCACTAGGCATATTTCTTCTCTGGGTTCTACAAAACGTAGTCTTTCCATCAGCTTGAGTTTGCCAAACTCTCTCACCTTTTTGATTTACCTTAGCAAAATAAACCTCTTCAAAATAAATTCCCAATTTAGCTTTAAGCTGACCAGGCATAAGAATCTCATTAGTTCTTAAACCAGTAGCCTCATCCTGTTCCATTTGTGTATGCCCTACAAACAATACGTTACACTCCAGGGCCAATAATCTACCGATGATTTGCTTAAAGTGTGTTGCGAATAATCCATAATCAGATTGTGAGTTCTGATCAATATTAGGTCTCTTAACTGCAGTTTGGCTAACATATCTATAATCCTCTAATAATGAATCAGACAATGTTGTTATCGTATCTAAAATCAATGTATCGAATGGTAATTTTTGTTTAGCATCGTGCATTTTAAAATACACTGCCATATCCTCTTGAAACTGAGCCATTCTTGGTTTTCCTGTGGCTGGCTTTATTGATATCTTTCCATATTGCTTAACCTCAATAGACTCAAGCATGGCCTTATCTTGAGAATAGAAATTAGCAGCACTTGATATCTTATTATCAAAGTCTAACCATAGCTTCTTACCTGGGAATGTCGCTGCCGCAACAGTCTTTCCAGCCCCAGATGGTCCAAGCAACAGAACCTTCGCATGGCTTGTTCCTTGAGTTAATTCAGACAACTTAATACTCATTTTCTTCTCCTTTTAGTTTTTGTTTACGCTCATATTCTTTTAATCTTATTGATAAATTAATTCGGTTAGTTAAAATCTTAATGCACTTCGTACAAGTCATTCTATCTATGTGAGCTGAATATCTGTAGTCATATTTCTTAGTGCCGCAAAGAGGCTTTTGTTTATCTCTCTCTCCTTCTGCATGAATTTTAGACTCTTCGTAATTAAATTGTTTAATCATTTAATTCTTTCCTCTATTTTTTCAATCATTAATTTAGCAAGCTCTGGTTCTTTTCTAAACGAATCTCTAAAATATAAATTAATGGCGTCTCTCCATTGTGTATTCATTCCACAATACCACTTAATCAACGATTGATCTGGATGTACTAATAGCATGCAAAAAAGCTGATTAAGTTCTTCAAGCGGCTTAAATTTAGCTGAAAACCACAAATCTAATTTAAAGTTTAAAGTCTGATACCAATATGGTTCTAAGCCTTTACAGATTCTCTCATGGCCTCGAATCGTTGGTGACATGAAGTCTTTGCCATCAACTCGATCAAGACTAACTGATAACTCCATGCCACTAGATTTAAATAGTGTAAAAAGACAGACCGCCTGATCTCTACTAAATAGATACTTACTGTTTCTACATCGTCGATAGTATCTATTCGTTTCGTTAAAATAAGCGCTTACGTCTACTTTCATTTCTGTAAATAAGTAAGCCAAAGCAGCAGCAACAGGTGAATCTTCTGCATCGTCTACACCATTAAATTTAATTTGACCTAGTTCATCGTAAATCATAAAGCACTCACTTTCACAATATTATTATCCACAGTAACAATTAGATTATCCGAGTTACCAACTGGAACACCATTAACTATATTTACAGAATCTGGTACTGTTCCTGATAAAACTAAAATTGCTATGATGTATTTCAATTTAAAGATCCATCTCTTGTGTCTGTATGAACCCACTGTTCTTGTTTATTTTTAAAATTTAAAACAGGATGGCACCAACACAAGTGCGTTTCTAAATGGGTTCCATCGTTAGGCATTGTGTGAACGTGGCCATCAGACCAAAAAGCATTGAAAATACTTGCTGTTAAAGTTGTTAATTGATGCTCAGTAAGACTATAGCCAGTGTCTTTAGTCCATTCGCATATTGCTAGATCAATGTCTTTTGGTTTCATTGTTCAACCTTTTCGTAAGTAGCTTCAAAAATATCTGGTTTGCATGGGTAAAGCTCGCCTTTAATTCCTTTGATGATGTAATCACCTTTGCAAGCAGACATTGTGCCCTCAAGAGTTTGAATTGTAATTAGCCTACATAATTCTCCGTTCGATTCACTTCCCACAAATCCAAATTTATTTATAATTTCATCTCTACTTTCTATTGTTCCTTCAAATTTAATAGCTTCAATCACCACTGGTTTTTTTCTGTAAAACATATTTCAATTCCCCTCATTTTTGTTACTTGTCTGAGTTGTAGTTTCGACCTGTAACTCGAAACATCGAACAGCTTTTTCCATCCAATGTTTTACCTCTTCCCAATTGAAATCGTCGTAAAAAAATTGACTCTGCTTTTTCTTCCAAACATTCTCATAATAATTTCGACAAGTTCCCTCGTTAAATTCTTGAGCCATAGCTTGCAAATCACAAACAGTCTCAAGAGCCATTAGTTTTGAAAACTTACCAATCGTTCCTTTGAATCGTTCTGGGTGATGGTTCTCTGAACAATAATGGTCTGTTACAGCAGCATCAACAAGCTCGCGGATTCCGACAGGATAATCATAGTTCGGATTTACATTTCTCTTTTGATGATAATATTCAGTCAGTTCGATATATGGTGAAAACTGCTTTTCAGAAAACTTGCTCTGATCGTGTTTCATTATATCGTAAATAAATGCACGACACTCTTCTGCCGATAACTCAAGATCATTTCGACACTGTAAAACTAAAAACACAGCATTATTTTGAACTCGATGAATATGTTCAACTGTTCTTTTGAAATATCTATTAAATTTTTCCATTTTTACTCCTTTTTGTTACTTAAATAATTTTAAGTAATGTTTGTGTTACTAATTCTACGGAATGAAAAACCTATTGCCAGACTTTGGCGCCACGCATTGTACATGAAGCCATGTCGGTGTGTATGAAAGAGCTTCAAAATAAAGATTTAACTCTTCCATTAATTTTATATTATCCCAAACCCAATCGTGCAAATGCCTTATATCATCTTCAATCGGAACTAAATCTGCTGCCAATCCAAATAAATGATTACTCTTCATTGGTATTTTAGATTGATCTGTGATTCCTTTTGCTGCGTAGATAGCTAGGTGC